GAAGAAACAAAGAAGAAGATATCTGAAAAAAGAAAAGGATATAAGGTAAGTGAAGAGGTTAAAAAAAAATTATCTGAACAAAGGTTAGGAATCCCAAAATCAGACAAACAAAGACAAGAAATTTCAGACAGACAAAAAACATCAGAAAAAAATACATTTAGACATACAGTAAAATGTCCACATTGTAATAAAGAAGGTCAAAAACCAAATATGCTTAGATGGCATTTTGAAAATTGTAAACAAATAAACAAATAAAAATGAAAAACGATTTCGATATACACAAATGGCAAGCAAGGTACTTAAAGGAAGAGACAGGAATGCCAATGGACAAGATTATAAGTGCACTACTTGATACTAACGATGGACCAGTAGGACCAAGAAGCGTAATCTACAGAGCACTTGAAGGTGCATACTATAAACAAGCAACGTTAGATAATATAGCAGATGCTTTAATGGAAGCTTTAGAAATTCTAGAACAAGAAGGAGGTCGATTAGATTCTACCGAATTCAGATAAAAAAGTAAGTAGCCCATCCGTAAAACGATGGGTTTCTTGTGTTTTGGAAACTCACATATATTTATTTAAGAATATATCACGATCCTTATGTGATATCTACTTAAAGTAAAATCATATTACGCTACTACTCAATAAGCGTACGACAATCACAAAACAACAAAATGACAAACAAAGATTTATTAAAAGAGGCTATTGCTGAAGCTACCACTATTCGTGAAGCTGCAATTGCTAACGCTAAAGAAGCTTTAGAAGAATCAATCACTCCTCATTTGAGAGAGATGCTTGCTCAAAAACTTCAAGAAATGGATTTGGACGAAGAAGAAATGGAACGTCCTAATGGTACAGAAACTGAAGACGGTACTATCGGTGGTGATCATGGAAACATTGTAAAAGAAGACGACGAAGAAGACACTGAAGAGACTGAAGAAGAAGAAGAAGATGAAGAGGATTTAGATCCTAACGATCCAGATTTTTCTGAAAAACTAAAAGACCTAGTTCGTGATATCGTTGCTCAAGAAACGGGAGCAGAAGAAGTACCAGGAGAAGAAGGCTTAGAGGATATGGAAGATGATAATACAATCGATATCGATACAGACAATGTAGACGAAATTAACATCGATGAATTATTAGCTGAATTAGACGAGATGAACGAAGATGACGGATACGGAAAAGTAAAAGAAGTACCAGGAAAAGGAACTAACAGTTACAGTCGTAAATTAAGCTCTAAAAGAGACGATACCAGTGGAACTCCAGGTGACGGATACATGGAAGAAGAAGTTGACGAAAATTGGGGTGGAGGTGCAGCAGCAGGAAACTTCTCAGTTAAGAAAGGTCAAAAAGACGAAGGTGATCTTGATAAATGGATAGCAGCTATTGCAACTAAAACAGGTCAGACTGTTAAGTCTCTTAAAGACAAGATAATGGGAACTTCTAGTAGTCAAGCTACTCAGACATCTGAGGATCTTCAAGAAGCTCTTAAAGCAGTTAAAATCTTAAGAAACCAACTTCAAGAAGTTAATCTTTTAAATGCAAAATTACTTTATGTAAATAAAGTATTCAAATCAAACAACTTATCTGAAGGTCAAAAAGTAAACGTTATCGCAGCATTTGACAAAGCAGAAACAGTTAAAGAAGTAAAATTAGTTTTCGAAACAGTTTCTAAAAATGTAGTAGTTAAAAAACCTACAACAGTTAAAGAACATAGATCGTTTGCATCTAAAGCAACTGGTATGACAGCAGCTCCTAAAAAAGAGATTATATCTGAAGTATCAGAGCAAGTTTTAAGAATGCAAAAGTTAGCAGGAATTATAAAATAAAAAAAACAAACAAATTCAATTAAAAAATGGAATTAAATCAATTATTAGAAGGCTCTAATAACTACAAGTCACTACAAGCTGATGCAGCTCGTTTGTCTGGTAAGTGGGCTAAATCAGGTTTGTTAGAAGGTATTTCTAACGAAATCGAAAGAAACAACATGGCTATGATTCTTGAGAATCAAGCAAAACAGATCGTATCTGAAGCATCTCAAACAGGTGGTACTGCAACTTTTAGTGCAGGAACTGGTGAGCAATGGGCAGGTGTTGCTTTACCATTAGTACGTAAAGTATTCGCTCAAATTTCTGCTAAAGATTTCGTATCTGTACAACCAATGAATCTTCCTTCAGGTCTTGTATTTTACTTAGACTTTAAATACGGAACAAACCAAGGAACTGGTGGAGCAGGATTTGCAAACGGTGATAATATGTACGGTAACGTATCTACAGCCAACCAAAAAATCGGATTCAACGTAGATGCAGCAGGTGGTCTTTACAATGCAGGTAGATTTGGATATTCAATTAATGATTATACTTCATCTGCTTTAACTTATGCAACAACTCCAAGTGCAACAGCATTCTCTACAGGATCATCTCTTACAGGTGCTACTTTATTGCAAGCTCTTAACTTTGATTCAGCTGCAAGTGCATCTTTAGCAGCAGCAGGTGGTACGTATTTTAAATTAAACATTACTTCAAGTGCATTAGGTACAGGTCAAGTAGACTTAAAAGCTGTAAGATCTATCGTAGTATCTGGTTCAGCAATCACTACATACTATCCACAGTTTACATCTACTACAGATGCTGGTTTAATTACCTTTATCGTATCAGGATCTGTTACAGGTGGTGTTACAGGTATTGTTGCTACTTATGGTGTACAACCAGCAGATAATACAAGAGGTGATTTTGAAGACGGAGCTACTAAGTCAGGTGCTGCTAGTACAATATCTATTCCAGAAATCAACGTTCAATTAGCTTCTGAAGCAATCGTTGCGAAAACAAGAAAATTAAAAGCACAATGGACTCCAGAATTCGCACAAGATTTGAATGCTTATCATTCAATCGATGCTGAAGCTGAATTGACTTCATTGTTATCTGAGTATATCTCTATGGAGATTGACTTGGAATTAATTGATATGTTGATTCAAGATGCTAGAACAGTTGAATATTGGTCAGCTAATAACAACCAAGTTTATTCAGGTGGTGTAGCAGGTACTCCAGGTACAGGTACAATTGGTGCTGGTACTTCAGCTTACTACAATACTCAAGGACAATGGTTCCAAACTTTGGGAACTAAAGTACAAAAAGTATCTAACGCGATTCACCAAAAAACTCTTAGAGGTGGTGCTAATTTCTTAGTATGTTCTCCAACTGTAGCTACAATCTTGGAATCAATTCCTGGATATGCTGCTGATACAAACGGTGACAAAATGGATTTCGCATTTGGAGTTCAAAAAGTAGGTTCATTGAATTCTCGCTTCAGAGTTTACAAAAACCCTTACATGACAGAAAACACAATCCTTATGGGTTATAGAGGTTCTCAATTCTTGGAAACTGGTGCAGTTTATGCTCCATACATTCCATTAATGATGACTCCATTAGTATACGATCCATCTACCTTCACTCCAAGAAAAGGTATCATGACTCGTTATGCTAAGAAGATGATAAGACCCGAGTTTTATGGGAAAATCTTAGTAAATGGTTTAGATACTATCTAATCAATTACTTGATTGAAAAACTAAAGAGAGCTTCGGCTCTCTTTTTTTATGTAAATAACTCTCGGTAGAAGTAGTTTTACGGAATTAGCAGCTATTTATATAAAAAGGAATTATGATAATATATTTATTTAGTTTTCCAAATGGAAAACACTATGTAGGACGAACTAAAAATAGTTTCGAACAAAGATGTATAGAACACAAGAGTAGAGTTGGTAGAACTCAACATCCGTTATACTATGCATTTGAAAAGTATGGATGGAATAACGTAAGTAAGGAGATTATAGATTCTGCAGAAACGCATGAAGAACTTGTAATAAAGGAACTGACCTACATCAACAAATACGATTCTTTATTCAACGGGTATAATTTAACTATCAATACAGAGATAGGAGGAGATAACTGGGAAGGTAGACGAGATACTGAAGAGTACTCTTTATTTGTACAAAAAATGCAAAATATAAACTCAGAAGGACGTATGCACGGGAAGTACCACTCGGATATTACAAGAGAGCTTCAGAAAGAAAAAGCTAAAGGAAGATTTTCCTTAGAATGGTTTCAAGAAAGAAACGGATTAGAAGAAGGAGAGTCCCTGTATAAAGCAAGATGTTTAGCTCTTAAGAATAGAAAATACTCAGATCTGAAAGATCCTTTAACTGGACAGTTTAGAAGAAAGAAATAAATTACTATATTTATAGTAAATAATAACAGTTTATATTTATGGGATCAAACCATCACACAGACGAGGTCTTTACTCAAAAGAGAAAACCAAAAACTCCTATCAAATTCAATCTAGTTCTTAACGAAGAACAAAAACAAGCAAAAGCAATTATTTTAGAAAACCCAGTAACCGTCTTAAAAGGGATGGCTGGTTCAGGAAAGACTCTTGTAGCAGTACAAGCAGCTTTAGATCTCCTGTTTAATAAGGAGGTAGAGAAGATTATTATAACACGTCCAACCGTTTCTAAAGAAGAGATAGGATTTCTTCCGGGAGATATTAAAGAAAAAATGGATCCTTGGTTAGCACCGATATATCATAATCTATATGCTCTTTATAGTAAGGATAAAGTAGATAAAGAATTGGAGAATGGAAACATAGAAATTGTACCATTTGCATTTATGAGAGGTAGGACTTTTCTTAATTCATTTGTAATTGTAGATGAAGCACAAAACGTAACTCACGATCAAATGGAAACTGTAATAGGTAGATTGGGTAAGAATTCTAAAATGGTGATATGTGGGGACACATCACAAATAGATTTAAAAATAAAGAAAGAATCAGGATTTTCCTTCCTGTCTAGGATTGAAGGACAGGTAGAAGGGTTTAGAGTGGTTGAGTTAAAGCAAAATCACAGACACGAAATAGTAGTACCAGTCTTAAGAGTTTATGAACAGTATAGAGATTAATCAATCAATAGGAATAGTTTATAGGTGGAAAAACTTGAAAAATGCTAAGTGGTATATTGGATCACACGAAGGTTGTTCACAAGACGGATACCTAGCAAGTGGCAAGCTCATCCAAAGAAGTTTTAAAAAGCACGGAATAGATAGCTTTGTTAG